CATCCCTGATTTCGGTGGGCTGTTTGAGCGTAAGACGACTGCTGATGTTCAGACAATGCTTGATAACTTTGTTAACTCGCAGGTTGATGATCCGGAGTCCGTTTCTAGCGAGACCACGAAGTATGGCAACAAGAACAGTGATAGTGAAACTAACTCTGTTGATGCCGCATTCGCAGAGTTGGGTTCTCTGTAAAAATGTCAGCGACACGAGAACAAGAATTGCTTATCGAGGAGATACAGTCCTACACTAGAATGATTGAATACCTTCAAAAGCAACGTCTTGCTGCTCAAGTGAAGTTGGAAAACATCCCCTCCGCAGGGAGGCCCGGGGTTACAGGGGTCTCACAATTTAGAAAGGAAGAGTCATGACTAATACCACGAACCGTCTTGAGACGCTGATTACGCTTCTTGAACAGACTCGCGAAGATCACGATAAGTTCTTTAACGGCAACAATAACGCTGCCGGAACTCGTGTTCGCAAGGCTATGCAGGAAGTTAAGACGCTAGCCCAGGAGCTTCGCGTCGAGGTGCAGGACACCAAGAACGCTAGGTAAACTCTACCAACCGCAGGGGGGCACGGGTTACAGGTGCCCCATTTTTT